TTTCCTTTAACTTTTCTATCAATATTGATATGGTCTAATACTACTTCTCCATTTGTTAAAGATGGTCTAGCTGCAGCTTTTATTATATAACTTGGAATGTCTCCAATATACATAATAAACCTATTGGCCATTTTTGGTTCCCAATCAAATGCATTCAAAAATAAGTCATTTTGATTAATACCTGGTAAATTTTGTTCTAATGCCATTTTTTATTTCCTATATTCTTTTTATATAAATATTAACTAATCCAATTTCTATTCAGGGAATGAAGCACCAGTAGGTTGAATATTAAAGTCTAAGACAATAAATTCCGCTGTTCTAGTTGGTTGTAAAAATATTTGACCATATAATATATTTTGATCTATTAAATCTGGTGTATTATTTGTGTCATCCATTACTACTCTAAACGCACTCAAACCTTGTTGCGATCTTACTCCTTCTAAATAAGGATTAACAATACTTAAGAATCTTAATCTAGTTGCATCCGTATTTTGTTCAAATACTAAAAACTTAGTTGCAGATGCAATAAACTTCTTAACTGTTATTAATAATCTTCTAACATTAACTCTATCTAAAGCACTTGGTCTAGATTGTAATGTTTTTTGTCCCCATATACATATTCCTTGATTAGGGAAGTTTGCTATTGGATTAATTCTAGCTTCATATAAGTCATCTCTATCAGACTGGGTCAATTTTTCATAAGTATTAATTGCTGACGTTAGACCACCTCTATTTAAACCTGCAGGTGCATACCATGGTGCTGATGTTGCATCATTAAATGATAATGCTCCAGGAACTAATACTGATGGTGGTACAAATATTGGCTTATTTTTAGCTGGGTCAATAATTCTTACCCATGGAAAATATGTAGCGGTATAATTTGAATCTAAACTAGTTACATTGTTAATAGTGGTTGTAATACTATCATCAATAGCTGGAACATCCATTACATAAAATGTATCTTGTCTATCTTCTGCTAAATTTCTTGCTTCACTTGTTACAACTGGATGCATACTATGTAATATACCAGGTGTTAATAACATGTTAATATCAAAATAATCAGTGTTACTTAAAGCTGCAAATGCTCTTCTATATGCTTTAGTTCCGGTAGTATCTTGTCCTGAACAATCAAATCCAAAAGTATTGGTAGCTGATATATTAGCTCCTGAATATTTTGGTAAATTTGGTCTTGCTCCATCAAATCCTCCTTGTAAAGGCAACATAAACTTTCTAGTTGTTAATGATATATTTGAACCAATTGTTCCAGCATCTAATACATTTTGTATAGATCCGGTATATGGTGATAACACACTAGGGAAATTTGCTCCACTAGATTGACTAACATTTCCTAAATAAAAATCTTTATTTGATCCAGTTACTGAATTAGTAGATGGTACTGGTGCAAGATAATTTAAATTATTTAAACTTGTAAAATCAAATCCATGATAATTTTTACTACTATATGAACCACCAACTACTTGTGTTTCTATCATTGAAGCTGATACTAATCCTTGAACTCCATCTGCTCCTGATCCTGACGCATCTGGAATTGGTGATGTTAAAGCTCTAGAACCAAATGGTACTAATATTTTATTTACTGTCTTTTCTTTAACGCCGGTACTAACATCAATTCTTATATAAGAAGATAAGTTTGGATATTCTCCATTATCTTTAATTTTTCCTAATGAATCTATAGTTGTATATTGATCTCCAATTTTTCTTGCGACATAATTTGGAGAATCTGGATCTAAGTTACAATTGGTAAATAATTCTACTACATCTGGTGATTTATCAGTGTCTCCAGAATCAAATGGTGAATTTGGTAAATTTGTATTATTTACTCTTCTGACTTCAATACTAAATGTACCATATCCATTTGGATCTGCTACTTCTGATGCTACTCTAATATCTCTAATACCAACTTTAACATCATAATTTTCTGCATTACCGTGTGATAATGTATGAACTTTAAATAAATCGACAGATGAGTCGCCAACTTTTTGAGATGTTACATATGGACTTGATGCAAATCCATCAACACCATCAACTGTGTTGGTATAACTCATAATACCTATTGACATTGAAACATGTGCCATATTGTCAAATAATGAAGTAGCTGTTGAATTTTCATATTGAACATATACTGGATATGAAACGCCTTTTGGATTAGTACCAAATATTTTTGTTACATAATTATTTTTAGTTGAGTCTATAGATGAGCTAATGCCTACTTCTGCTGTATATGCACTAAATCCTGGAACGCTACTATCATTGGTAAATGCTCCAGAAACATTTAATACAAAACTTCCTGATGGGCCTTGGTTAATTGTAGATGTTTGAAATACATCATTTCCAGCTCCATTTGTTGATACTGGAGTGGTTGGATGTAATACATGAGTAACAACTTCTGTACTAGCTGATTTAGCAACTACTGCTAATAACCCATTTGATAATACATATCCATCTTCATATAATAATCTTGTTATAGTTACAACACCAGCATTTCTTAAATACTCTTGCACTGTAAATGGTACATATGAATCATCTGTATATCCTCCAAATATTTCTTGAAATTCGGAAAATGAATTTACTCTTGTTGGAATTTGCGCAGGACCTTTGATTGTTGTCCCAATTATTGATGCTCCAATTTCACTAACTCCTCTTTGTAAAAAAGATTGATCTTTCTCATTAGTAAATACACCAGGCGATACTATTCTTTCTGCCATTAAAATACTCCCATTATTTTTTTAATATAAATATAAGTAAACTACTCAAAACCTTATGAATTTGGAATAAAGATACCTTCTTCTAGATTTATTTGTCCTTCGCCATATTTATCTTCTAAATCTTTTATTATTTTTTGCTCCTCAACACGCAATGCATTTAATTTTTCAAAGCATTCTGATTTTGCATTTTCTACTTGTTTTAATTGTTGATTGATAAGATATTCATCAGACGCAATCATTCCTAATTTTAAATTATTATCTTGATATTGCATTCTGACATCTGTCATTAAATCAATATCTGTTTTTTCTAACTTTTTTGTTTTCATAGTATAACCTATTCTTTTTTGTTGTTAATTAAGGCATTGAGCCTGTACTTGTCCAATTTGGACCTATCAAATGTTGTAAGCATTGTGAATGAGAACCTGACCAAGACAATGTAACACTATCGTCTGTAATAAATGTAGGTTCATCGGCAGTATACCATTTCAATATGAATAAATCACTATCCAATGATTTTCTTACTGTTCCTGCAGATGTTTCCATTACTTGGGAAAAGTCTACTGATCCTATGTCTGCCCATTTTGCAAATGCATATGTTCTATCTGAATAGTCCATTATTATTAATATATATAAATATTTTCATTATTCAAATCTTTTTTTGTACGGACAATGTCTACATCCATTATCACAGCAATAACCTCTTTTTAAATGATATGATTCTGTAAATACAATATTACCATTTGTATCTTTATATGTATCTGTGATCATAATCCAAATCTTTCTTTTTGTGCTTGGTAGTTTTGTAATACTTCTCCTGCTGTTAATGCTTTATTGTAAATTTTAAATGTACTTCCTTTACCAAGAAAATAATTAAAATTACTATACATCCCGGCTGCTATTCTTAATTTACTATTTGTTGTATTCAGACTTAAAGTTTTAGAATTACTAAATTCTCCATTAGTATATATTGAAACATCGGATCCATCATATAAATGTACAATTTGATTCCATTGATTTACATTAATAGTATTTCTACTAGGAAGAGTACTAATAGTATCATTTCCTCCTCCATAATAATGTCCTATAACATTAACATATCCACTATTATTCCATATTAATGTGTCACATAAAGTTGCACCTCCATTAGCACCATATCCAATAATATTTTTATTTGTAGTGTTATCAATATAAAACCAACCTTCAAAAGTTCTTGAATTATTACTAGAAATTCCTATATTTGATTCTGTTTCAGCATAATCTGAAGGGCCATCAAAATCTATACTCCCATTAGCACTAGAATTAAATGTAGGACCATTTATTAATGTTAAATTGTTTGATCCTTCTAAATCTGTTACAGTAGTACCAGTACCTGTATATGATGATTTATAAGCAGGATCAATATAAAATACTAATCCATCTGTGACAATATTATTATTTATTTGTCCTGATATTCCTGCTCTAACTCCAGCCATAACATTATGTTAGATCACCCATTAAGTCCCATTCATCAAGACCAATGTATT